CCGCGTGCGGAGTCGTCGTCGTGACGGTGACGGTTGATGAGACTCTCACGGCTGACGCGATAGGCGTCAAGTCCATCCAGAGCTGAAACGGCGCGGTCGCCATTTATGGGCGCCTCTTTGAAAGCCTTGTTTTTCCTGCTGCTGTCGCTTTCTGACCAAGTTGCGTGTTCACGCTTGAGGTGGCATCTCGCCCAAAGGTGATGTTGTTTTGCACCTGAAGGTATGAAGAGCCTCCGCCGCCGCCACCGCCTCCGCCCATCATCGGCGTGCCTGTCGCTCGTGGGCCTCCGCTGTAGCCTGCGCCGGCGGCCGCCCTGTCAAGCTTCTGGGTCTTGAGTCCACCGCCCACGCCGATGAACTTGAGTCCAGCAACGATGGCGTCAATCACGAACTTGATTGCCTCTAGCGCCAGTTTGAGTGGAGCGAGTGCAATGGTCAAGACGTTGATGGAGCCTTCCCCACTGTCAAAGATGGCGAACAGCTCGCTGAAAGAATCAAACAGTGGTCGCACATAGTTATCCAAGATGTCCGTAAAGATAGGTCCGAGGTCCTCCATCAGTTGCTCAAAGGCAGGCAGGGCCGTCTCGGTCAGGAAGGCAAGCGCCTCATTGACCACTGGGAGCAGCTTGTAGCCAAAGTTCTCAATCGCCTCGTTGAAGCGAATCTGCGCTGCGGCGAACTTGCCGCTCGTGCTGTTGGCGACCTCCTCAGCCACGCCGAGATACTTCTCATCGGCGGCTCGCAGGATGTCCTTGAGCTTGGCGCCCTTCTCAACCTGAATGCCGAGTTGCATCAAACCGCGCGTGCTTCCCAACGCGCCTCGCCCGATGGCGAGCATCACGGTGCTGAGGTCTTTGCCGGTTGCTGCTGCAATGTTGGCGGCAGTGGCGTTTGCCCTGAGTAGGTTCTCCTGATTTTTGAAGAATCGGCTTCCGATTTCTAGTCCATCTCGCACCTGATCGTCCGTAAAGCCGAGGCGGGCCATCGCCTTGATTTGCTCTTCAATCTTGGGATTGAGCGAGTCCATCTCATAGCCTCGCGCTTTGAGAGCTGCGTTCAGCCTGATCGTCTGCTTCTCATCATCTGCCGCAGCCTTGACCGCGCTGGCTGCGAAGGCGACGAGTGCTGCGCCGGCTGCAATCGCAGCTGCGCCGATTGCCTTGAACGCAGTCCCCGCCACGCCCTGAAGTCGCCCCATTGCCTTGCCGATGTTGCCCATCGGCTTAGTCGCAGCGTCCTTCGCCGCGATTACAAAGTTCGCTGAGCGGTCAGACCCGAATGCCATTTATCTACCTCGCTTGAACTTCAGGATCGTCCTGCGGAATGCGTCGTTGTTGAAGAATGATTCTACCGTCTTCGCCATCGCTTCCATCGCAGTCTTCTGGTGCGCTGCGTTCTTGGAGACTCGCGTGACGAATGGGTTGGCTGGAACGGCCTTGACTGCCTTTGGTCCGTTCTTAGTCTGACGCACGCCGCTGATCCCAGAGGTCACGAACCAGCGATACCACGCTCCACCACTTCCACCATCTCGGCTGCGTCCAGCCCTCGGACCGACCACCGCAGCCGGTGTGCCGAAGCGAGCGCGGCGTGCAGTGACCGACTTGCGAAGGCGTCCTGGCGATTTTGTGGTTCTGCCTACTGGAGCCTCGGCTCGCATCGGCTTCACCATCGTCCGAGCTGCGTTCAGGGTGGCAATGCTCAGGAGGCGCTTGTAGGCGCCAGGGTTCGCTCCTTCAAGGAAGCCGAGCTGCAATGCCTTGTAGTTCGAGTCCACATTGAAGGAGATCGTCAGTCGGTCAAGCGAGTTAGCGGCCATTCGTCTCCTTTGGCTGAAGGTCAGACATCAGCGCAAGTGTACGAGCGAAGTCCTGCGCCTCCCACTCTAAAACCTCGTGTGGTGGGATGTGGAACTCTTTGGCGATCAGGTGCGCTGCGATCAGAGGATGCGGCGAGAGAGTCCGACCCGCCGCCAGCCGCTGGGCGTCGAGCCTTACCGAGGGGGGAGTGCTGCTACCGCGTCGCTCCACTTGCTGATCGCATCGCTCAGTGCGTCCATCGGTGCGTCAAGCACCTCTGTTGCCGGCTCGCCATCTTCCGTCAGGAAGTTGTGCTTGATCACGAGTTTCTGCAGTGCGTTCAGTGCGCGCTCGGCGCTCCCGCTCTGCAGCTCGATGAAGACGCGAGCAGGGACGCCCTCTGCCTTCATCGTGGCTGTCCAGCCGTCAAACGGTGCGGACAAGGTGACGTCTACGGTGCGGAACTGTGGCTTGCTCTGGCTCATCTAGCCTCCTCCTTCTCTGCTACTAGGTTGAACTTACGGAAGCGCCGCCAAGTCGCTGTTCACAAGGATGCGAAGGCTCTTCGCGCTCACCGTGTCGTAGACCAGCGTGCCGGTGACGGCCATCGTCGTTAGTCCGTCTTCGGCTCCAGCCATCTGCTGCACTTCGGTTGGGACGATCATCGCCATAATGTGCGCGCTGTAGGTGCCGTTGCTCCAGCTCAGGCGCACGCCCTTTGGCGTTGCTGCCTTGTATGCGTCGTACCACGTGCTCACTGCCGAAGCGGTCGAGGAGACCGTCATCGTCAGCGTGCCGCTGAATGGATTGCTCTCGCTGTGAGTGCTGAACACGGACGTGCCTGCAAGGTACGCCTGGCGCGTGATGCCTGCGTTGAACTCCAGTGAGAAGTCGAGCAGGTACTCGTATGCCGTGCCGTCAGCCGTGCCTGGGAAGGTCGAGCCGTGCTGGAAGGCGTTCCAGAGGCGTCCTGACATAAACGGTGAGGTTGGCGTGCCATCGGCAAGCGTCGCGCTGTTCTTGGCAATCTGCTGCGCGAAGAGTGAGGCGCTCAGGTTCGTCAGTCCGTTGCGGTCTGCCGCAATCGTGATTGACTCAGCAAGGCAGTAGTTTGCAACGTATTGCTGCTGACCATCGGTTGCGACGAGCGAGTAGGAGGTTGGCGAGTTCGCCGCCGTCATCGAGTAGTCGTAGTCCCACTCGTATGGCGCAGCGGTGCCTGAAGGTGCGTCGGTTCGTGTCATTGAGAGCCAGAGCGGAAGTTCACCGACGCTGACCGCAGGAACGGTGGCGCTGAGTGTTGGCTCAACGGAAACGATTGTGCCGGTGGAGCCGATGAGCGGATTGCGAAGTGCAACGGATCGCTCGGTTCCGAGTTCAATCGTCGTGCCTTCGGAGATGACGCCAGTTGGCGTGACGAGCAGCTTGCGGCCGCCAGAGGTCAGCGTTGGGATGGTTCCAGGCGTCGCTTCCTTGAAGGCGACGAGTTTGCTGAACAGGACGTTGCCTGCGGATGCGGCTGGCATTATTCGTTCTCCTTGTCGTCTTCAGCCGCTGGTGCGGCACTTACTCGTTGAGCGATTCCTGCGGCAATCCACGCTTCCGCGAGGACGGCTGGTGCGCTGATTGTAGACCCATCAACAGGCAAACCTCCCACGAACTCGCCTTGTGGAAGCGAGCCAGGGATGTAGCACACGTCAATGTGGCTGATGATCGGGTAGGTCAGAGGCTTATGCGCTGGCACTGATCGCCTCCACGGATGAGACCTCGACCGTCGCAGAGATGGTCAAGAAGTCTTGGTCACCCCACGTGTCGGTGCCGATGTTCGTGGAGGTCACGCTTGCCTGCGCCACGGCGTCGGTGTTGTTCAGCGTCACGCCGTCAATGAGCGAGTCTCTGAGCCACGTGCGCCAGACCATCAGGTCGGCGTACTTGCGGCCGAGGTCTGCCTGCGGCTGGATGTAGATGACCACGTTCAGCGTCAGCACGACTTGGCGATTCGCTGCGCCGTAGCTGATGGTGTCGTCGCCTGGCACGATGACCGCAGCTGGGACCACCGCGAGGTTGTCTGGTGGGAATGCGTGGACGGTGCGGAGCGTATAGCCGGCTGGCTTGGAGATTGCCGTCAGGTGCGCGGCAAGTCCTGCAATGATTGTCGCGTCGTTGAAGCTCACCGAGCCAGACCTTCGCGCCTGCGGTACGCCTCCAGCAGCACTTGCGCTTCAGGATGCAGTGCGCGTGTCTGTCGCAAGATGCCGCCGAGGTCTTGGCTGCCGATCACGCCGAACGGTGAGGTGCGGCTCGACCAGACTGCGCCAGCCTGAATGATTGCGGCTTGCTTGACTGCGCTTGGGACTGCTGGCCAGCCGAAGACGCCGACCACCTTGACGCCGCGATAGACGTCGCGTGGGAAGTTGCGCGGCCAGTTGACCGAGACGTCAATCTCGTTGTAGGGCCAGCCGTCAAGTGCGGCGTTGCCAGGTGCGAGGTTGTAGTCGGTGTTTACGGTCCACGTGGTCTCGTAGGTTCCGTTGCCATCGTCATCGGTCGTAAGTGATGAGATGCTCACAAGGTCATCCACGAGCACGTACTTGTATTCCTCTGCCGTGTAGTAGCGCGTCTCCGTCGCGGTGCCGAAGCCTTGCTTGCGGTCGGTGTAGAGGTCAATCAGTGCGTCGGTTGCATCGAGCACCGACTGCAGCGCGGTGTCATCGGTGACGTCGGCAGTGCCGATCCCGATGGCGCTCTTGAACTCTGCGAGGGTTGCGTATGACATCAGATGCCTCCGACTTCTAGGACGGTTAGAATTTGACCATTGTTCTCGGCGATAGCATAGAGCGTCTGTCGTTCCATCAGCCGAACTGTGATGTGTTCACCCTTGCGTAGCACAAAGCCATTGGCAAGGGTCAGGTTGCTTGCGCCGATCAGCACGTCCTTTGAGTTGTTGGCGAGCGCGTGCAGGTGGATTTCAGTGCCTGAGACGTAGCCCTCGCAGACGGACGCTGCCGCCGTCCCGACGCTCATCTGCCTGCTGCTTAGGTGCTGCGTCACTCGTCAATCCCTCTTTCCCGCTCTCTAAGCGGCTCTCTGGTCACAGTGGCTGTATTGCCCCACCGCGTGATAATAGCGCGCTCTACGTGGCTCCTAGATGCCTCTGCGTTGATTTTACGAGGCGTCCGCCGAGCCAGTTCCTTGAGCTTCTTCAAGATGTTCATTTCCCCTCCTGATGCGAGCGGGGTGCCGAGCCGAAGCCCAGCACCCCGCCGCTCAACCTAAGCGTCTAAACGATTAGACGTTGGCTGACTTGTACGACTTGACGGCCGTTGTCTGAGCAAGGCCCGTCGCGCCACGAACTTCCACCTTGTAGGAGATCAGGCCGAGGTTCCACGCGAACTCGCGGGAAACTTCAACTCGAACACCGCCAACGAGGGCCGTGTAAATCTGTCCGAGGTCACCGAACAGGATTGCGCCTGCGGTGTCATCGGTCAGGTCAATGAGTGCTGCGCTGTAGACAGGCGCTCCGAGGAGTCGGTCTGCCACGTTCGCATCACCTGGTCGGAAGATCGGCTGGCCCGTTGTATCAACGAGACCAGTGACCACACCGAGCGTGGTGTCATTCATCAACCAGCCAGCCTTAGGAGCGCGTCGGTACGCCTGGTTCACAGACGCCTTGAGCTTCGCAAGGTCGGTATAGGTTGGGTTGATTGACACAGTGCCGGAGCCAGTTGCGCCAATGGTTGCAGCAGCGGCAACAGCGGTACCAGCGAAGGCACCGTGAGCAACTGCGACTTCCGCGCCGCACTTCTCGGCGATCATCGCGCTCAGGTCAAAGGCTGCGTCTTCGGCAAGCTCTTCGGTGACCTGAATGATGGTCGCGTACTTGACTGGCGTGAGGGACAGCGCGCTGAGCGTTCCGTCCGACTCGCCGATCGTGCCAGCCTCAGCAACTGATCCAGCGGTTCCAAGAGCCGTGACTCGTGGGAACTGAATGTTGTTGCCGGTGCTGGTGCGAACGACCGTGATGATCGCTGGGTCAATGAATGGGTTGAACTGTGCCGCAACAACGTTCACGCGGTCAGCAATGGTGACTGGGTTGCCCAGGCCAGTGCTGCGTGAGACATCGCGGTACTCGAACGTCTGCG